GAAGCAAAGAAAGAGTTTCATTTATTTGATAACGAAAAAGAAGCACAAGCTTTTGCAAAGAAGTCTGGTGGTAAACTTGTCAAAGGTGTCAACAAATCTAAAGGTAAATTTGCAGTCGTTATCGAAGAAGTAAAACCAAGTTTCATTGATAATATCAAAGAAAAAATGTCAACATACTCAAGTGACTTAATGTTAAATGAAAGTAACTTGAAGATTGTTCAAGATATTGTTAAAAGAAAAAGTGCAAAGAATATTAAGTTTAAAGATGGTTCTCTGAAAGTTGATATGTTTACTGCATCTGCACTTTCACAAATTTATGATAAAGTAAATACAGACAATAAAAAGAAAATGGAAAAGATGATGAATGGTACAAAAGATCAGTTCATGAAACTTGCCAAATTTGCATTGTCTAAAGTAGGATAAGGAATAGATTATGACAAATGAAAAACTAGAAGTGCTAAAATTAGAGGCTATGTCATCTTTAAGACCAAATGGAGAATGGTCGTATTCTCCTGGCACAGGTTTTGTGTGGGGAGATGGTAATACTGAAACACAACCCACAGATGCAGAATTAGTTGCTGAAATATCTAACATTGAATATAGGATTCATAGACAAAGTAGATATCCTAAACCAGAGGAACAATTAGATATGTTATGGCACGCTATTGATTCTGGTACATTGGATAAAACTTGTGACTTTTATACAACTTTAAAAGCAATAAAAGATAATTATCCAAAAGGATATACAGAATAATGGCATATGTAACAGTACCAGGCTCAAATAATATATGGGAATATGATAATGCGGCTGTTAGAGCAGACACATATTCAGATTCACCAGGCACTATTACTGGTGGAGTAAGAAGTTATACCTCACCTAGAGGAGTAACAACACAAACTTATATTAAAGCGAGAAAAGTAGGTGAAACTATTGTTCGTGGTGAAATTAGTAAAACTTATTACGATAATCAATAACTATGGCATCTTATGTTATAAGAAATACAACTAGTGAATATGCTTTCAAAGTAATTAATCAAGCATCTTTCACAATAACACTTGCAGATACAGCATTGAACGCTGTAACTCCAACTGGTTTATATATTAGTAGATATTATATAACTATGAATTCAGGTAATGATTATGTAGAAATTGGTAGAAATGGTACAGCAGTTTTGGAACTTCATGGAAATGAAGTTGTTAATTTAGCTGCAATTAAGTTTCCTCTTTATGAAGAATCAGGTTCAAGTGTAGTTGTTACACCATCTAATTCAGGACATAAATACACACTAATCATGGCATTAGGAAAAATAATTTAATGAAAACATTTAAAGAATTAAAAAAAGAAATATTAAAACAACAATCTTATAGTTATGCACTAGATACCTCTAAACCTATCGGAGATATTGTCGATAGAGATAGAGATGAGATAAAATCTAGTGTCAAAAAGACTAAACGAAAGGCGAAATAATTATGTTATCAATATTAGGTTCATTATTAGGTTTCGCAAGTTCGAGTGTTCCAGCTGTCACAGATTTGTTCGCAAAGAAAGGTGACAGGAAACATGAACTTGAGAAAATGAAACTTGCTGCTGAATTAAAAGCACAAGGTATGGATGTTGACATGAAACAATACGAAGTCATGGGTGCAGATAAAGAACATGAGAGATTAATTGCTCATGATACTGCAATCATGCAATCAACAGGTTGGACTTCAGCACTTCAAAAGTCTGTAAGACCAATTATCACATATGCCTTTTTTGGTTTGTTCTCTGTAATTGAAGTAACTCTATTAATGAGTGCATTAGAAAATGGAACAGATTTCAGAGAAGCGATTCAATTATTATGGGATGAAGATACTAAAGCGATATTTGCAGCTATTATATCATTTTGGTTTGGGTCTCGAGCTGTAGAAAAAGCAAGACAAAATTACAGAAAATAACAAACTGTGCATGATTCTTGCATCTTTCAATCAATGGTAATACTATGGTAGATAAAAGTATAGAAACAGAAGTAGCGTTAATAAAAAAAGACATACATGATTTAAAATCAATTCATGTTCGTTTAGATAATGCTATTGAAAAAATTGCAGATGTTTCTAGTCAGTTACACACTATCATGGCTGTCCATGAAGAAAAACTAGTAAAACAGGAAGAAGCATTGGAAGAACAAGAAAAAGAATTTAAAGCAACAGTTCAAGAGTTACACACTAGAATTACGAGCAATGCAAAAGAAACATCTGATAAAATGAGTTCTATGGAAAGAAGAATATTAGATATGTTGCATGAACATAATACTAGAGAATCTGAACAGTTTGTAAAGTTAAGAGAAGAATTACAGAACAGAGTAGGAATATTAGAAAAGTGGCGTCATCTAATTATTGGTGGTGCGATTGTAATAGGTTTTTTATTACAGAAATTCTTATAAAGTTTGACAAAGATACACATTTAATGTATAATTGTGTTTATGAATTTTGTAGACATAAAATACATTTCTTTACTTTCCCCTAGACTAGAAAAATTTCAGAAGAAAGATAACTTTCTCTGGAACTTTAGGTGTCCTTATTGTGGTGATTCAAAGAAAAATAGAAATAAAGCTAGAGGTTTTGTTTATAGAACAAAAGCAGATTTGTTTTATAAATGTCATAACTGTTCTGTAGGTGCATCATTCTCTAATCTATTAAAGTATGTAGATACAAACTTACATAAAGAGTACATATTAGAGAAATATAAAGAGGGCCAGACATCAAAAGGTAGAGGTAGTAAGAGTAATGTTACAGTACCTAATCCTAAATTTGATTTCAAACCACCTGTTTTCAAAACAAGACTAGGTAATCTAAAAACATTTGCAGAATTAGACAAGAAACACCCAGCTGTACAATATTTGTTTAAGAGAAAACTTCCTAGAGATTCTTGGAATGATATATATTACTGTTCTAAATTTTTTGAGTTTTCCAACACGATAGTTGAGAACAAATTCCCTACTTTGAAAGGTGACCACCCAAGAATACTGATACCATTCAGAAATAAGAATGGTCAGATATTTGGTTATCAAGGTAGGTGTTTTGGGAAAGAAACTCAAAAATATATTACGATTATTTTCAATAATTCGTATCAAAAACTGTTTGGTGTCGATAGATTAAATACTAGTAAAACAATTTACATAGTAGAAGGCCCCTTTGACAGTCTATTCATAGATAACTGTATCGCAGTTGCACAAAGCGATTTACAAGTTACTAAATACAAAAACAAGTCTGTGTTAATTCCAGACAACGAACCTAGAAATAGAGAAATCTGTAAACAGATTGAAAAATATATTTCTAATAAGTATAGTGTCGTTATATGGCCTAGAGATGTAAAAGAAAAAGATATAAATGATATGATTCTTTCAGGTATGACAAAAGAAGAATTACAACTTATAATACAACAAAATACATATTCTGGTTTAACTGCACTTACAGAATTCAATAAGTGGAAAAAAGTTTAGGAGAGAAGAATGAGTGGTTTGGCACCTGTAATTAAATTACCAACTGAAGATAAAAATAACTATCTTGGTATAACAATAGATAAAAGCAAAGATAGTATGTTATCAGAACAAGCATTTAAATTATTAAAAGATTACTATTGTGTTGACGGTGAAACATCTCCACAAGAATCATTTGCAAGAGCTGCTGTTGCATATTCATATAAAGACATGGCACTTGCACAAAGAATTTATGATGCAGCTGCAAATGGTTGGTTTATGTTTGCATCACCAGTTTTATCAAATGCACCATTACCAAATCACAAAACAAAAGCATTACCTATTTCTTGTTTTCTAACTTATGTACCAGATTCATTAGAAGGTTTGATTGATCATAGTGCAGAGTTAAGATGGTTATCAGTAAAAGGTGGTGGTGTTGGTGGTCATTGGTCTGATGTCCGTGCAATATCTGACAAAGCACCAGGCCCTATGCCTTTTCTACATACAGTAGATGCAGATATGACTGCATATCGTCAAGGTAAAACTCGTAAAGGTTCATATGCATCTTATATGAATGTATCACACCCTGACATAATTGAATTCTTAAATATGAGAATACCTACTGGTGATGTTAATAGAAAGAATTTAAATTTACATCACGCAATTAATATTACAGATGATTTCATGTTAGCAGTTGAAAGAAATGAAACATGGGATTTAAAAGACCCAAATGATAATACTGTTAGAGATAGTATGCCTGCAAGAAAACTATGGCAACAAATATTAGAAACAAGATATAGAACAGGTGAACCATACTTAAACTTTATTGATACAGCTAATCGTGCAATGCCACAAAGTATGAAAGATAAAGGTTTAAAAATTCATGGTTCAAACTTATGTAATGAAATACATTTACCAACATCAAGTGATAGAACAGCAGTTTGTTGTTTATCATCACTTAATTTAGAAAAGTTTGATGAGTGGAAGAATACAACACTTGTAAGAGATTTAATTAGATTTTTAGATAATGTATTACAATTCTTTATTGATAATGCAGGTGATGAAATTAGTCGTGCAAGATATTCTGCAAAACAAGAAAGAAGTTTAGGTCTTGGTGCAATGGGTTATCATGCATTACTACAACAAAAGAGAATACCATTTGAATCTCAAGAAGCAAGAGATTTAAACAATGAAGTATTTGCATACATTAAAGACGAGGCAGTAAAAGAAAGTAACACTATGGGTTATGAAAGAGGTGAAGCACCAGACATGGATGGTACTGGTAGAAGAAATGCACACTTACTTGCAATAGCTCCTAATGCAAACAGTTCAATTATTGTTGCAACATCACCATCAATTGAACCTAATAAAGCAAACGCATATACACATAGAACAAGAGCTGGTTCACATTTAGTAAAGAATAGATATCTTGAAGAAGAATTAGAAAAAGTAAATAAGAACAATTCTGAAGTATGGAGTAGTATTATTACAAATGGTGGTTCAGTTCAACATTTAGATTTTCTATCTGAAGAAGTTAAAGATGTTTTCAAAACAGCAATTGAGTTAGATCAATTAGAAATTGTAAAACAAGGTGCAGATAGACAAAAGTTTTTATGTCAAGGACAATCACTAAATTTATTCTTTCCTGCAAATGCAGATAAAAAAGATTTACATAAAGCACATTTTAATGCGTGGAAAGAAGGTTGTAAAGGTTTATATTATTTGAGAACAGAAACATCAAACCGTGCAGAAAATGTTTCGCAGAAAGTTGTAAGAGATGCACTAAAAGATTACGAATCACAGGCACTCGAAACTCAAGACGAGTGTGTATCATGTCAAGGATAAAATATATGACGGCATGGCCGACAATTTGTGTAGATAATTTTTATGACGACCCTGATAAGGTGAGAGAATTTGCTCTTGGTTTAGACTACGCACCAGCAGAAGATGGAAGATGGCCTGGAAAAAGATCTAAAGAAATTATAGAAATTGATGAAGAATTTAGTTTAAAATTTGGTCGTAAATTAATGTCACATTATTTTGATCTGGAGGTAACTGAAGTAAGATGGAAGATTAGTTCACAGTTTCAATTAATAGAACCGTATGACAACGATATTAATTCACCTAAAAATATAGGTTGGATACATTATGATAATGCAGTTATAGGAGGCTTAATTTATCTTAACAAAGAACCAAATCCAAACAGCGGAACTTCACTTTATGCTGTTATAGAGTCTGCAAAATATAATAATGATCAAATTGCTAAAGAAAAATTTTATTTAGAAGGCAATGATAAAGACTACGAAAAATTGCTAAATAAACATAATGAAAATTTTATTGAAACTGTAAAATTTTCAAATCAATACAACAGACTGATAAGTTTTGATTCTACTTTGCCGCATGGTGCTAACAATTTTACAATTAGCAACGAGCCAAGGTTAACACAGGTATTTTTTGTGCATGATATTAAATCTACTAGACCCAAAACATCAGATATTTATAGCAAAATTTATAGCAAAACAGTATAAAGGATAAAATATGAAAATAAGAATAGTATCAAAAACAGGTTGCCCATTTTGTGTAAAAGCTAAAGAATGGTTTGATGAACATGGTTTCATCTATACAGAAGATTTAATGGATAATGAAAATGAAAGACTTGCATTTTATCAGTCTATGAATAACATACAAGAAACTGTAGGTGAAAGTGTAGAAATTCGTAGAATTAATTCAGTTCCACAAATCTTTATTGATGATAATCATGTTGGTGGGTATGATGATTTGATGAAAATTTCTGATGACTTATTAAAGAAAAGAAGTGGTGGTTTATTAAAGTTTAGTAAAACATATAAACCATTTCATTATCCTTGGGCTGTTGAATTAACAACAAGACATGAAAAAGCACATTGGATTGAAGATGAATTAGATTTAGGTGAAGATGTTGCAGATTGGAAGTCTGGTAAAATGAATGATATTGAAAAAGAATATGTAACAAACATATTAAGATTATTCACACAATCAGATGTTGCAGTTGGTCAAAACTATTATGACCAGTTCATTCCTAAATTTAAAAATAATGAAGTTCGTAATATGTTAGGTTCATTTGCATCAAGAGAAGGTGTTCATCAGAGAGCATATGCACTACTCAACGAAACACTTGGATTATCAGACGAAGAATATCATGCGTTTTTAGAATATAAAGAAATGACTGATAAACTTGAATTCATGGTTGATTCAGATACATCTTCAGTAAAAGGTCTTGCATTATCACTTGCAAAATCTGTATTCAATGAAGGTGTAGCTTTATTTGCATCATTTGTAATGTTACTAAACTTTCAAAGACATGGTAAAATGAAAGGTATGGGTAAAGTTGTAGAATGGTCAATTAGAGATGAATCAATGCATGTTGAAGGTAATTCTAAATTGTTCAGAAGTTATTGTGCAGAACATCCAAAGATTGTAAATGATGACATGAAACTACAAATTTATGAGATGGCTCGTGTTGCTGTAAAACTAGAAGATAAGTTTGTTGACTTAGCGTATAAGTTAGGGGATATACAAGGTTTAAATTCTTCAGATGTTAAAAAATATATCAGATATATAACAGATAGAAGGTTATTACAACTTGGTCTAAAAACTAATTTTAAAGTCAAAGAGAATCCATTACCGTGGTTAGAGTGGGTTTTAAATGGTGCAGACCATACAAACTTTTTTGAAAATCGTGTAACAGAATATGAAGTTGCAGGACTTAAAGGAGATTGGGAAGAAGCGTATGAGGCAGCTTAATGAAAATAGTAGTATGCGAAGAATGTTCTGCTGAATATCAAGTAAAACATGATTTAGAAGAAACACTATATATTATAAAATATTGTACATTCTGTGGTAATCCCATAGACTTACAAGATGATAATGCTATAGAAGAATGGGAAGATTGATTTGAAAACGCAAAGTGCAAAATCAAAAGGTCGTAGACTACAACAATGGATTCGAGATAAATTAGTAGAACAATTAGGTGTTCACCCTGAAGATGTAGAAAGTCGTTCAATGGGTGCATCTGGTGAAGATTTAATCATGGCTCGTGCGGCTAGAGAAAAGTTCCCATATTCTATTGAATGTAAAAATGTAGAAAAGCTTAATGTATGGGAAGCATACAATCAAGCAATAGACAATAGTAACAATTATGAACCAATAGTTGTTATGAAAAAGAATGGTAAGAAACCATTAATCGTAGTTGATGCAGAATATTTTGTAAAACTACATCAAAAAGACACTTATTCAAATAAAGAATAAATACTAGTATTATTCACATATAAATTCTTTTTCTAAATATAAGTATAAATCAACTTATTCAGAAAGGAGAATCAATGTCACAACTTATTCAATTTACAATATCACCCTTAACAATCGCATTTCTAATTTTTGTAATCACAATTCTTTAAGGGGACACTCAATGTTAAAAACACTCAAAAAAATCTATATGTTCCTACTAATCAGTAGAAAAAATCAAATCGAATCAAGAATCAAGCTATATGGGGGTAGAATCATATGATACCTTTTAAAATCTCAACAAAAGGTATATACCCAATCGTATATGACTTGTACAAAAGATGGACAAGAACACCAACAGAAAACTATGTTGAAGATTACCTTGCAAAGTCAGTAGATAGAAAAGACTATGCTTGTAGAGTAAAATATCTCAAAAGTAAAAGTTTATTTTAATATAAGTAGTTGATGTAGCACAAACTTGACAAAACATATATCATTGTTGTATAATGATGTCATTACTGTAAAGAGAGTTTACTATGTCAACATTACAAACTGTGACACCTGAAGGTCAGAAATTTCTTGACGAATGTTATAGATTTTTAGGCCCAGAGGGTAAATTCAACATTAATGCAACTAAAGAAGAAATCTTTGATGCAACAAACCAACGAATGAAAGATGTTACATATGTTCCATTCATTGGTGATGCAGTCGATAGATTTATCGTCAGAGATATTATAAGTAAATCAAGAAGAATCAAAACTTGACATATTTAATATGTTTTGTTATACTTTAATTTTTGAAAGAGGAATATGAAAGAAAACAAATACAGACACAATCCATCTAAACCTAAAGGTATCATACGAGGTATTCGTGTAGATGTTAAAGGTGATGATGTAACTGGTGCATTAAGAGTTTTAAAGAAACGAGTTGCAAAAGGTGGTATCTTACAAGATATCAGAGATAAAAGTTTTTTTGAATCTAAAGGAACAAAACGCAGAAAGATGGAAGCTGCTGGTGCTAGAAGATTTCAAAGAAAAATGGAAAAACTAAAGTCTTTAGGTTATGGCAGGTAAAAGAAAAATGTCTCCTGAACAAAGGGAGGCCGCAATTGAGAGATTGAGAATTGCAAGAGAAAAGCGATTAAAAGAAAATCCACCAGAATATAAATCTATTCATCCATCTGTTCTTGCAAGAGATGAAGATGACCCATTTTCATTTAAGAATGTAAAAGAATATATTAAAGTTCAGAAAGAAGCTTTGCGTTCAGAAAAGAGTTCTTTAATGAGAGATAGAAACTTACAAAGAATATCTGATATAGAAGGTTACATTAGAATGTTAAACAGTTATCTATCTGATGGTATATGGGTAAGTAATTATGTCGGCCCTGAAGAAAATAGAAAAGTTATTTGGAAGTGTATTGCACCTGCATACAATGATGATGGTAGTATAAAAAGAGTTGTAAATGTATACTATGAAGATATTGATGCAGTATGGACAAAAGAAATGGATTACGATTATTACTCTAATAATTCTTGACGCATATATATAATTGAAGTGATTGGAATATAAAATGATATTAGTTGATACAAACCAAGTGATGATATCTAATTTGATGATGCAAATTAGTGCATCTAAAAATAATGATATTGAAGAAGATTTAGTTCGACATATGACACTTAATTCTATAAGGACATATCGTTCTAAATTTAATGAAAGATTTGGTGAAATTGTATTATGTTATGATAATAGAAAAGTATGGCGTAGAGAAGTATTTCCTAATTATAAATTCAATCGTAAGAAAGATAGAGAAAAGTCTGAACACGATTGGAATTTAATTTTTGAAACATTTACGAATATTCGTAGTGAATTGAAAGAAGTATTTCCTTACAAAGTTATTGAAGTCGAAGGTGCAGAAGCCGATGACATCATTGCAACAGTTGTTAGTGATGTCAATAAAAGAGGTGGTCTGGAACAAGTTTTGATATTATCAAGTGACAAAGATTTCATTCAACTACAAAAACACTCATTTGTAAAACAATACAGCCCAATGACAAAGAAATTTGTTAATGGTGTGAATCCTTTAACTTATATAAAAGAACATATAATTAAGGGAGATAGAAGTGATGGTATACCTAACTTTTTATCACCAGACAATTGTTTTGTAGATGGTTTAAGACAGAAACCTATTACAAAGAAAAAACTGAGCACTTGGGTTGAATTAGAACCAGATGAGTTTTGTAGTAATGAAACTATTTTGAGAAACTATCAAAGAAATAGAACACTAATTGATTTTGACTATATACCAGAAGAAATACAAACAAAGATTATGAAAGAATTTGATAAGAAGCCTGTTGGTGATAGAAGTAAAATATTGAATTATTTCATATCTAAAAAATTAAAAAATTTAATTCAAGATATTGGAGACTTTTAAGATGGCAGTACAAAACTACACACCCTTAATTTCTGAAGTATTAACGAAAGTTAATAATGCAAAAGTTAAAGACAAAAAAATTAAAGTGTTACAAGAACACGATTCACAAGCGTTAAGAATGATTATCAAATCATCTTTCGATCCAAAGATAGAATGGATAGTTCCTAAAGGTGAAGTTCCTTACATTAAGAACGAAGCACCTGAAGGAACTGAACATACTCTATTATCAAAAGAAGCTAAAAAGTTATATCGTTTCATTAAAGGTGGTGACGATAAAACACCTATCTTCAAAAGAGAACAAATGTTTATTCAAATGTTAGAAGGATTACATGATTCTGAAGCACAAGTTGTAATCAATGCAAAAGATAAAAGATTACATCAAGTTTATAAAGGTTTATCAGAGAATGTAGTCAAAGAAGCGTTTGGTTGGAACGATAACTATATGCAAGAGGTGAAAAAATGATAGGAAAAACTATACCTGGCGTATTTTTGTATATGAGAGTAAGAGATGAATCTATTGGTGGAGATAATCCATACAAATGGGAACATAGATTTACTCACAATATTTTCAAAGATAAACGAGTTGTATTGTTTAGTTTGCCTGGTGCATTTACACCAACTTGTTCAACATTTCAATTACCAAACTTTGAAAAGTTATATGACTTTTATATGAAAGAAGGTATTGACGAAATTTATTGTATGTCAGTAAATGATGCATTTGTTATGAACGCATGGGCAAAAGCTCAAGAAATCAAAAATGTAAAAGTATTACCTGATGGTAATGGACAATTTACTAGATTAATGGGTATGTTAGTTGATAAACATAATCTAGGTTTTGGTATGAGGTCTTGGAGATATGCGTGTGTGATTGATAATAATAAAATAAAATTATGGTTTGAAGAGCCTGGTTTCAAAGATATTGCAGAAGATGATCCATATGGTGAAACAGACCCTGAACATATTCTAAAATCAATCATGGAAGAAAATGAAAAAGAATATCCTCACATAAGTGAATTCACAACAGAAGGAGAAAAGTATACATGAAGTTAAGTAAAAATTTCTCATTACATGAGATGACAAAGTCAGAAACAGCGTTAAGAAAAGGACTTGACAATACGCCTGGTGAAACTGAAGAAAATAATTTAAAAGCATTATGCGAAAATGTTTTACAAAAAGTCAGAGATGAGTTTGGCCCTACAAAAGTTAATTCTGGTTTTAGACACCCAGATGTAAATTCAGCTGTTGGTGGTTCAAAGACATCAGATCATTGCAAAGGTATGGCCGCAGATATAGAAGTACCTGGCGTTGCAAATGGTGATCTAGCTCAATGGATTGTTGACAACTGTGAATTCAGACAAGTAATCCTAGAGTTCTATACACCAGGCATACCAGATTCAGGTTGGGTTCATGTATCATACAATCCTGATGACAATAAGAAACAAATCTTAACTGCAATGCGTGAAAACGGTAGAACAGTTTACAAGGTAGGTTTAATCAAATAATACTATAAGGGTCAGTCTTTCTTTTCTCTCTCAACTCTCTCTATATGAGATTGACCCTTCCTTTACTCTTTAGGTGATAATATGAATTATATTAACATTACTGGTGGTAAAAAGTATCAAAGAGATATTGCACTAAAAGTAATTCGTTATATGATTTATGTATTGCTTCCAAAAATAAAAGTCATTGATATTGAAGTTGTTTTCAAAACAATTAAAGAATCTTATGGTTATGCAACACAATTAGACAATAGAGAATTTGAAATCGAGTTAGATAAAAATGTTTCTATTGTAGAATTAGTTGAAACATTATGTCATGAGATGGTTCACATTCGACAATATGTTAGAAAAAAACTAAATGATTCAGGTACTAAATGGGATAATCAACAAATAAATTCAGAAGAAATAGACTATCATGACTTGCCGTGGGAGAAAGAAGCCTATAATTTAGAAGAAAAACTCACACAAATGGTATGGGATAACTATGTTATTTGATAAGTCCTTGATTTTAAACAAATCTTTTTTGGTAT